CCGAGTCTCCGCACGGCATTGCCTATGTGGATGGTACGGAAAAGATCATTCAGCTGAACCGGCCTGTCGAGAACAATCTGCAGTCTCAGGTCGAATGGCTGACGACGCTGTTCTTCAGCCAGCTGGGAGTGACCCAGGAAATTCTGAACGGAACTGCCGATGAAAAGACAATGGCTAACTATATGAACCGATGTATCGGCGCAATTATGCAGTCTGTCTGCCTTGAGCGGAAAAGAAAGCTACTGACAAGAGACCAGCGCATCAATGGAGAATCCATCGTGTTTGTTCAGGATCCTCTGAAAATGGTGCCGGTCACACTGATTGCCGACATCTTTGATAAGCTGACACGGAATGCGATTCTGGCACCTAATGAGTGTCGAGGCGTTCTCGGATACAAACCAAGCGATGATCCCTCGGCCAACGAATTGGTGAACCGGAATATGCCGGTCAGCGAGACTCCGGGAGGAGAAGTTCAGCCAACAAAATTACAGAAGGAAGGAATAAGGAATGACGAAACGGAAGCCTGATTTCAGCGGTTGGGCCACCAAATTCGGCATTAAATGTACTGACGGACGCACGATCCTGAAGGGCGCTTTCTCGGAAGATGAAGGGCGCAAGGTTCCGATTGTCTGGCAGCATATTCATAATGATCCGGACATGGTGCTCGGCCATGCCTATCTGTTTAATAAGCCGGAAGGCGTATGGACAGAGGGTTACTTCAATAACAATCCCAAGGCGCAGAGTGTCAAGGAAGCGATCCGGAATGAAGACATCGAAGGTCTGTCCATTTATGCGAACGGCCTGAAGCATGTGAATGGCCGGAATGTGGCGCATGGCTCCATTCGGGAGCTGAGTGTGGTGCTGGCCGGTGCCAATATGGGCGCTACCATCCAGAACGTCATGCTGGCTCATGGTGACATGGTGGATGAGCTGGAAGATGAAGCCATCATCTATTGGAATGAGCTTCCTCTGATGCACAGTGATGATCCGAAGCGTCGCGTCAAAGACGAAGACGAAGAGGATGAAGATGACGCGGATGAGGAAGATGAGGAGGAAGCGGATTCCGATGAGGAAGACGAAGAATCCGACGATGATGAAGAAGACGACGAGAAGAAGCGTGAACTTCAGCATGCCGATGGTGAGGATGATGAAGGAAACGGCAAGTCTCTCAAGGAGATCTTCGATTCCCTGACCGAAGAGCAGAAGAAGCTTGTTTACTACCTGGTTGGTGAAGCCCAGAACGGCGAAAAAGAAGATACCGTTCAGCATTTCGATGAAGAAGACTATGAGGAGGATGAAACCATGAAAACAAATGCATTTGACCGGAACCGCAAGGCCCCCGCCGACGTGCTGAGCCATGACGACATGAAGAAGATTATCGAGCGCGGTGTGAAGCTCGGTTCCATGAAGGAAGCCTGGGAAGAGGCGCTGGAGACCAATGATACGCTGAGCCATGCCGTGTACAACGATGACGGCACGGAACAGTCCTATGGCATTGCCAATATCGACTACCTGTTCCCGGATTATGCCGAGCTGAACGATCGTCCCGAATTCATCCGCCGGGATGATGACTGGGTGAACGTGGTTCTGAACGGCGTATACAAGACCCCCAAGGCCCGGATGCGGACCACCAATGCCAACATTACCATGGATGAGGCCCGGGCGAAGGGTTATCTGAAGGGTAACCGGAAGGAAGAGGAAGTCTTCAATCTGCTTCGCCGGACTGTGGATCCCCAGACGATCTACAAAAAGCAGAAGTTCGACCGGGACGATATCGTTGATATCGATGACTTCGATGTCATTGCCTGGGTGAAGGTTGAAATGCGGGATATGCTGAACGAGGAAATTGCCCGTGCTATTCTGCTGGGTGACGGACGTGCCGTGTCCGATCCCGATAAGATCTTCGAGAATCACATCCGCCCCATCGTGAATGATGATGATCTTTACACCATCAAGGTGAATGTCGTTCCCGGCACCGACAATGCGGCGACCGCCAAGAACGGCATCCGTGCCATGATCAAGAACCGGAAGTTCTATAAGGGAAGCGGCAACCTGGTATTCTTCACCGGTGACGACTGGCTGAGTGAGTGGCTGCTGCTGGAGGACAACTTCGGTCATGAGCTGTACAAGGATGTCAGCGATCTGGCCAAGAAGCTGCGCGTTCAGAAGATTGTGACCTGCCCGCTGCTGGACAACTTTGAAGTGGATGGCGTGCCGGTTATGGGTATCGCTGTTGACCTGAAGGACTATGCCACCGGTACCAACCGTCGCGGAAAGGTCGAGTTCTTCGATGACTTTGACATCGATTTCAACCAGTACAAGTATCTGATTGAAACCCGCCTGTCCGGCATGCTGCGCAAGCCCTACAGTGCGATCGTGCTGAATGTCAGCGCCACCGGCATCACCTACACCGAAGCGACCGTCGGTTCGGATGACAATCCCAAGGCGCTCGGATACTATGAGAAGGAAGGCACCGTCTATCGCAAGAGTGTCGACACCGCTGTTGTTTCCGGTAAGACCTACTACGAGCGTACTACCGGGGCCTAATTGATGAAGGAGGTGCTTCTCCATGGCACGATTCCATGGAAAAGTCGGTTTTCTGATTCACGAGGATAATCAGGAGACAGGAATTAACCGGACGACTGCTGTGGAGAAGCCCTACTATGGGCGTGTTGTAGAGCATATTCGACGGTGGGAGTCAACCGATCACCTGAATGACGATCTGTCCTTAAACAACCAGATTGCCATCATCGCGAATGATTACGCGTTTGACCACATGAGCGCCATTGCTTATGTGCAATGGATGGGATGCAAGTGGAAAGTGTCGAGTATGCGTGTTAAGCGCCCTGAAATAATTCTGACGCTCGGAGGTGTATGGAATGGACCCGGCCAATCGCAGACTGGAACTGCAGGCTAAACTGCGAACCCTTGCGCCGAAGGCCTGGTATCAGAAACCTCCGGCCCATCAGATGACTTATCCGTGCTTTGTATATAAGGCAATTGAGCCGAAAGTGAATCATGCTGACAACATTGGCTATTTGCTGTTTCAGGCATATGAGATTCTTTACATCACGGAAGAGGAGAATGACGAAATCATCAAAATGATGGTTGACACATTCCCCCATTGTCATGTCGGCAGGAAATACGTTGCCGATAATTTATACCATTACGTTTTTACTATCTATTATTGATTGGAGGATGCGACTATGCCTAATAAAGCTTTTAAACTCGAATGGGATAAGACCGGCGAGCGGATCTATCATCTCGGTACCAAGCGTGGCGTTCTGTACCCCATGGCCAATGACGGAACCTATGAGACCGGCGTTGCCTGGAACGGCCTGACAGGGGTTGAAGAGAATCCGGACGGTGCCGAACCTCAGGACATCTGGGCTGATAACATTAAGTATGCTTCCTTCCGCAGCCCCGAGAACCACAAGGGCAACATCAAGGCGTTTACTTATCCGGATGAGTTCAAGCCCTGCAACGGCATGATCAGCCCGACCGGTATGAATGGCCTTACTTTCGGCCAGCAGAAGCGCAAGGCTTTCGGCATGTGCTACCGCAGCGAAATCGGCAGCGACACCGACCAGGAGGCCGGTTACATTCTGCACCTGATTTACAATGCTACGGTGAGCCCTTCCTCCCGGAGTCATGCCACCAAGAATGAGAATCCGGATCCCGAGGAAATGAGCTGGGATTACACGTCCACTCCCGTGAACGTGACCGGCATTGCAGGTGTGGAAACCACGTCTACTGTGGAAATCAGCAGTCTGGACTTCACCGTTACTCAGATGGCAGCGCTGGAGGAGGTTCTGTACGGCACTGCTGCTTCCGGCAGCGAAGCAGAGGTCGCGCCCAGACTGCCCGCTCCCGGCGAAGTCTACACGATCCTGAGCAATGCCACCTAATCGGCTTTTACCGCCCCTCTCTGATCGCAGGGAGGGGCACTTTTTCTTTTTTTTTAAATGAAAGGAGACGGAAAATATGCTTACCAGAACTTTTACGTATAAGGGATATGACGGAAAGCCCCATACTGAAACCTATTATTTCAATCTGGACGAGGCGGAGCTTTATAAGCTTGAGCTCGGAAGCATCGGCGGTGTGAACGGTCTGATGACCCGGCTGATGAGGGAAGAGAAGCCCAAAGAAATCGTCGATCTGTTTGAAACCGTGATTCTCGGCAGCGTTGGTGAGAAGAGCGCTGACGGCAGACGCTTCGTCAAAAGGGACGGCGCTGTGGCCAAGGACTTCAAGGAAACGCCTGCTTACAGTCAGCTGTTTGTTGAGCTGGTCAGCAGCGGAGAGGCTCTGGCTGCTTTCCTGAAGGGGATTATTCCGGAGGACGTTGCTGAGAAGATCGAAGAGAAGGAACGTAATGACGAGGCTGCCAAGGAAAACGGCGAAAAACCGGCTCTGACCGTGGTGACGCCTGAATGATTTTTATCGATCATCCGGCGTTGGATCTTCCTGATCAGGAGCTTTACGATCCGAAGACAAAAGAGTTCATTTCCATCCCCGCAAGGCATGTTCCGCCGATGCATCTTCAGCTGGAGCACAGTCTGATCAGTATTGCGCGATGGGAAGAAAGCTGGCATGTTCCGTTTATGGGTCTTGAGAAAATGGAACCGGAGCAGTTTCTGGATTACGTGAAATGCATGACGGTCAATACCCAGAAGGATCCTACCGTGTACCAGCGGCTGACGAAGAGTGACTAT